TATAGCGGAGCGTATACGCCTGACAGGCTATATAGCGGAGCGTATACGCCTGACAGGCTATATAGCGGAGCGTATACGCCTGACAGGCTATATAGCGGAGCGTATACGCCTGACAGGCTATATGGAAATTATGATAATCAGAAAGCTAAAACATATGTTATCCATCTTCCTTCTAATTTATCGAGATCAATCGCTTTATTAGATGGAATAACTATTGGTAGACGTGTTCTTCAAGATACAACTTGGCCTTCTTTTATTTTTAGCTCTCCAAAGTCAATGATAAGGGAGTTTTTAGCCGGTCTTTTTGGTGGTGATGGTCATGCTCCTTATATCTCAAAAAAAAGTGTTATGGGTATCAAATTTTCTCAATCTATAATTGACGAGAAAAAGGATAGTTTTTCTATAAAGATGAATAAATTATGCGACTTACTAAATATGTTTGGTGTAGAAGCAGAAATAGAGAGAATTCGTGAATATAAAACAAAAGATAAGACATTTAACTCTTATTATATTAAAATTAGTAATAGTTTAAAGTTTTCTGAACTAATTGGGTTTCGTTATTGCACAGAAAAGATGTGTAGATTGTCAATTTATAAATCTTATAAAGAGTTTCAGGATAATATCAAAAAACAGTATAAATTTGTATTAGAAAAGTACGAAGAATATAAAGATATCGAGAGAGCAAGAAATTCTTTAATTGAAAAAGAACCGGTATTAAATGAATATTACTCATTGATTAAAGGTTCTAATCGATTTAGAGAATATCGATCAAAAGAAATCATTCATTTTAATTATATGTATTTTCCTTCATTTGATAAGTATATTAAAGATATCGGATGTGATAATTGGTTTTCATCTAAAGAATATATTATTAAACGCGAACAGACAGTTTTGCCTACCTATTATATGTCTGTTGTAGGATCAAAAGATATGGGAAAAGATAATGTATATTGTATTGGAGTCGAAAAATATCATAATTTTATTTGTGAGGGATCAGTAGTAAGAAATTGCATGCCTTCTCGTATGACAATGTCTCAGTTAATTGAGACTCTATTAGGAAAAACATCATCACTCAGTGGAAATTTGGGAGATTCTACAGCGTTTTCCAGTTCAAGTATTAATCCTATTAATAAGATTTCAGAAGAGTTAAAGAGTCTTGGATACGAAAGACATGGTAACGAAAGAATGTGTTGTGGATACACAGGAGAGATGCTTGAAGCAGAAGTTTTTATTGGACCAACTTACTACCAAAGATTGAAGCATCTAGTCAAAGATAAAATGCATTGTCTAACATTAGATCACCAGGTATTAACAAGAAATGGTTGGAAAAATATTTCTAATATTACTATCGAGGACAAGGTTGCAACTCTTAATAAAAAAGGAGAACTTGAATATAAATTTCCTACTCGTGTATGGAAATATGAGAATTATGATGGAATGATGTATCATATCAAGAATCAATCAATCGATTTATCTGTTACTGGAAATCATAGAATGTGGCTTTCTAAAATGAAAGGTCCAAGAGGAAATGTTAAATGGTCTGAATACGACTTTGAGAAAGCTGAAGATATTGTAGGAAAACATCGTAGATATAAGAAAGATGCTATCTGGATTAATAATGATTATCAGTTTAGTCTTCCAAGTGTTAAGTCTTTTCCTACCAGAACATTTACAAGTGAAGAAATGAATTTGTTTCTTGTATTTTTTGGAATATGGTATGCTGAAGGATGGGCTTCAGGAAAGATGACATATGGTCGTGTTACAATTTCAGTAAATAAACAGAGAGTAAAAGATGCTCTTTTTGATGTATTGAAGAAACTAAATTATGAATATATTTATGATCAGAAAGATGAAAAGTTGTATGTTTCAAATAATCAACTATATAATTATATGAAGCCCCTAAGTGTAGGAGCTCCTTCTAAAAAACTTCCTGATTGGGTATTAGAATTATCTGTTAATCAAACAAAAATTCTTATTGAGTCTATGGTATTAGGGGATGGATTTTATAAGAAAGGAAAAATGATTGCTTACTACACTTCATCTAAGGAACTTGCAGATCAGTTCCAACAACTGTGTTTACACGCGGGATGGAGTTGTATCATGTCTATTCATTTAAAAGCTGGACAAACAGTTCAAATTGATGGAAGAGACGTATCTAATAAATATGACGTCTTAAGATTAAGTATCATTACAACTAAATCTCAACCATCAGTTAATCATAGTCATTGTCATGATCAAAATATCCAGGAAGAAAAATTTATTCAAGAAACATGTGATGTAATGTGTATTACTGTTCCAAACGAAGTATTTTATGTACGACGAAATGGAAAAACTGTATGGACAGGAAATTCGAGAAGCAGGGGCAATGTTACAATGATGCATCATCAACCAAGCGAAGGAAGATCAAGGGATGGTGGCTTGAGAACCGGTGAAATGGAAAGAGATTCATTGATCGCTCACGGTGGATCGGCATTTATTCAAGAAACCTTTTTTGATATGAGTGATGTTTATAATGTAAATGTATGCAATACGTGTTCTTGTATTATTTCAAATGAGAAAAATTGTCGTGTATGTAAGAAAGACGACATTACCAGAACAAATATTCCATATTGTACAAAGCTTCTATTTCAAGAACTACAAGCTCTTGGTGTAAAGGTTAATATAAGCGCAAAGCCATAAAAACCATAAATATAAGACTATATACTAAACACACTAAACACACTAATTATTATTAGGATTCTAATAATAATAATTTAAGTTTACCAGGATTATAGACCTACGAGACCTAATCCGGCAAATCTACTTGCCTGAGTTACTTGTAGATACATAAAACCACATGCACCCAATGTTAATAAGATAGATAAAATTAGATTGAGCACTAAGAAGTTAAAGTTATTCTTGTTGGCTGTTTTTTGTTCATCACATTTATTATAACAACTGATTCCAATTGATGATGATGCAATGCTGACAATACCAACGACAAGTAAAAATACAGAAAATCCTACTAATTGACGATTCATTTTTATTATTGAAAAAATATTTTTATTATTTTTTTTATTTAAAAATGATAATTCTTTTGATTATTAAAAAAATTTTAAAGTTAAGTTTTAAATGTCAAAAATTTTAGATCACATCCATCTTTTAGAGAGAAATATATATAATATGTCTAATATGTCTAATATTCCATATAAAATATATCCATATATATTTGAATATTACTCTGCTATTTATATGACAAAATTATTAAAAAAACCATTTTTTGTTTATAAAGACTTTTCTAAAGAATCAAAAATATATCAAAATTTTCCAGTACGAGATAAAGGGATTGATATAATTGATGACTCTCTTGATATTATTGGTCAAGCAAAGTATTATTCATCGGAAACCTATATAACATATGGTAAACTTGCTACATTTTTGGCTACTGAAAAATTAGTAAGAAAAAATCTATCTTTTTATTTGATAAGAACTGATCATTGTAAATTAGATAAAAATATAAAATCTATGGTAAATAATAATATTATACATGATATCCCACTTAATAATAAAGTTTTTCTTAATGAAATTGAAAGGATCAATCGATATGGAAAATCAAGATTTTATTAAATAATATTTAATAATATTTAATAAAATTTTTGATCTATTTTTGATCTATTGTTGATCTATGTTTTTATAATATAAAAAAGTATTATAATCAGATAAACCTTTACAAGGTAAAAAAGTTTTATTTTGGTATATATTATATAAATAATAAGAGCTAATTCTTTTATTATAATCAATTAAAAGTTCTCCTTCTAACATGTATATAAAGTCTTTTTTATATATTTTATGATATTGATTCTTTTTTATAGAAACCATGCTTAAATTATCAGATAAGTTAAATGTATTTATATTGTTTGAATATTTGTTATAAATAGCCCAATCATTACCTTTATAATTAGATATTAAATAAGGATTTTTATAGATATTTAAAAAATATACCAGTTCTGGTAAATTTTTAATAATCATTGTTTTATTTATCTCATAGTTTAAATTATATTATTATCTTGTTTTGAATTTTTACCCAAATAATATGCTAATGATCCTAATACTAATAACAAAAATATAAATAAAAGTACCTTTTTCATTGAAAAATATCTTTTATTTTCATGACAATCACAGTCATTTTTACAATTACAACTTGATGAGTCATTAGAATTTCCAGACGTGGAGATTCTTTTTACTGAATTATTGGATCCTGTTGTATAAGCCATTTTATTTTATATTATAAATTTTTTTTATAATATACTTTTTTTTATAATATACTTTTTTTTATATACTTTAATGTTCTTCTTTTTTATATACATCTAATACAGTTGCAGATGGTTCATTTCCTACATTACTCCATTTAGGTAACCATAGAGGTAAATCAAGGTTATAACCAGAAAAATTTTTATAAAACAAAGACTTGTAATAATTACTTTCAGGCGTTCCTCCATAATCTTTTAGATTAATATTGGAAACATATTCTTGAATCCATTTGTACCATGGCTTTTCACTACTACTTACAGCATCTGAAAATGCTGCTTTACGTCTCCATAAAATATTATCTGGTAGATAGTTATCAGAAAATGACCGTCTCAAAATTTCTTTCTCGTATCCATTTCTTGGAGCTTTATAATCGGGATTTATACCAACAACAAAATCAACGAGATCAGTATCAAGAAATGGTTCTCTAAATTCTAAACTATTTCCAGCAGTACATCTATCTGCTCGTAAAACATCATACTTGTATAGTTCATTCATCAGCCTTAATGAATCATTATGAGCATCAAGAGTTGTTGGTGCCTTATGGAAATATAAATAACCACATAGTAGTTCATCTGCTCCTTCACCTGAAAAAATTACTTTATGGGGAAAATTTTCATTAATCCATTTACACAACAGATACATGGGTGTACTTGCTCTAATCGTTGTCGTGTCGTATGTTTCTATTGTTTTAATAACATCTTCAATATATGTTATAGCTTCATTATACTGAATAATATATTCATGGTGTTCTGAACCGATATAATTAGCAACTTGTCTGGCATATATAATATCAGTAGAATCAGGAAATCCAATAGAGAATGTATGAAGAACTTTATCAGATTTCTTTAACTCTTTTGATAAGATAGAAGCAATCAGAGAAGAGTCAAGACCACCTGAAAGAAGACATCCAATTTCTCTATCAAAGCACATTCTCTTTTTAACACTTTTAACGAGAAGATCGTTAATAGCTTCACAACAGGTATCATAAGACAAATATTTATAAATCATTCCTTCTGGGATACTTGTATAAATATGAAACGATTTATCATAGTTATCCAAAGAATATGACATATAAGAAGCAGGTTGTAATTCTTTAATATCGTCAAAAAGACCAACAAGAGCTTTCACTTCACTTGCCATTCCAAAAAAGTTTTCATTTTCACCATAAAATAGGGGTTTTACACCAATTCTATCTCTAGAAAGATATAGAGTATTTGTTGACAAATTTAGATGGGAAATAGCAAAAACGGAATCTAACTTATTTAAGGCTTCTTCAAATGAATAGCGTGAAAATAGATAAGGTAGAATTTCACAGTCTGAATCTCCATCTGGTTTAAAGTCTTCATGTTCAGATTTCAGATTATGATAGTTGTAGATTTCTCCATTACACATGGTATAATTACCGGAAAGTTGAAAAGGCTGCATTCCTTTCTCGCTAATATCATTGATAGAAAGACGCTGAAAACCAATCATACAATATCTATTATATGGAAGTTTAATAAGTTTAAGAGAGCTCATATCTGGTCCACGTTTAGAAAGACGAGTAAAGTTTTTTAAGACCAAATTTGTAATTTGCTCAGAAAATACACCTCGTTTACTAAAAATTAAAAATATGCCACACATCACTTTATAATAGCTTTATATACTGTTATATTGTTTTAAATATGTTAATAATATTTTAAAACATATATGAGACTCTATAAGAATAAAGTATAATTATGTATTGTATACTTTTAATAAACAATATAAAAAGATATAATAAAATAATAAAATGAGTGGACTTTTGTTTTTACAAGCATGCGATTTTTCTGTTCAATCAGGACAACGTGGTGATATAGTATGTAATAACATAAGAGGAATAAGTTTAATACTAATGTATTCTACAAAGTGTCAACATTGCCAGAATTTGATTCCTATTTTCAAACGTCTTCCTGGAACAATAGGAGGATGTCAATTTGGTATGATAAATGTAACAGTTGAGACTGATATTGTTTTAATGTCAAGAAATTCTATATCACCTATTAAATATGTACCTCTTATTATATTATATGTTAACGGAAAACCTTTTATTAGATATGATGGACCACATACAGAAACAGATATAAGATCTTTTCTAATTGAAGTTACAAATAAACTCCAAACAAAAGAAAAGTTTTCAGTAGATAAAACAAAAGACTCTAAAAGTAGTAGAGAGATACCTTCTTATACTGTAGGTGTTCCTCTATATGGTGATGAAGATGATTTTTATTTGGAATTTAATGAAGCATATAATAAGTAGAAAAAAATATATTTCAATTATAAATGTCGTAATTGAAATAAAGTTATTTTTAGAAAGTAAAGTTATTTTTAGAAAGTAAAGTTATTTTTAGAAAGTTATAATTATTTTAGAAAGTAAAGTTATTTTTAGAAAGTAAAGTTATTTTTAGAAAGTAAAGTTATTTTTAGAAAGTAAAGTTATTTTTAGAAAGTAAAGTTATTTTTAGAAAGTAAAGTTATTTTAGAAAGTAAAGTTATTTTTAGAAAGTAAAGTTATTTTTAGAAAGTAAAGTTATTTTTAGAAAGTAAAGTTATTTTTAGAAAGTAAAGTTATTTTTAGAAAGTAAAGTTATTTTTAGAAA